CCTAAATCCTGTAAGCCTTTATGCATATCTGACAATAGCTTGTTTCGGGTGGCCATGCCAGCACGACCATGCGACCTTTCGGCTGCTGAGAATAAAGAGCGAGCATAATCTGATGAATGTTTGCCTAGGTCTGATTGCAATTTAAACAATTCATTGTAGTCGCCATATCCCGCACCTTCCAGCATATTTTTATAAGCGGATGTCTTAGGCAAAAACTGCGCTGCGTCTTCAATCAAATCAGGATTGACATTAAGCGTTCCAATGTTTCGTCCTTTTGCCAGGTCTTTGGCTTTGACTAGACTTTTACTAGCGCCACGCCTGGTTAAGTGGGGTAAGAGTTTAAGACTTCGCAGCGCATTAGCACCACCAATGAGGTCAGGCGCGATTTCAATACCTTTTTGCAATACATTATCCAATGTAGTGCCAGCACCTTTTTGACCCCAAACATCAGCATAATTTGACGTATCATTGGGAAGGTATGATGACAATGGATGTTCAAATGGTTTCCCTCTTAGCTTCTCTAAAGGCCATTCACCCAAAGAGGCTAAATCATGGGGTAGGTTATGAAGATTTCTACCCGCATGAGTAAGACCTATAAGAACGTCTCTTGGTATTCTTTTCCACGCGCTTTCCTGGTCATCCTCTTGAGGAACAGTACCCCAATCGGATTGTGTAGGGGCGCTTGCGTGTTGCTCTTCACCACCGACTACTTCCCAATCAGACATTTGGCACTCCTAATTTTCGTGCTTCCTCAAGCGTAACCATTTTTTTCTCGCCAGTTTTGCTATTTTTAATTTCTATCTTTCTTTGAAGTCTTTTATTGGTTTCATCCTCAATAGCCTTAACATCAACCATTTTATTGGCTTTACGCACGGCATCAGATTCGTTATAACCTTTTTGCAATAGTTCAGAGACTATTTGATTCTTTTGCTCGGCAATATCATGAAGTGCTGTAGCTGAGTGAAGCTTACCTATTGCCGAATCAACCGTATCATGTGGCGTAATCTTCTGGCGCTGTGCCAAATCAAATTCACGCACCAATGGTTTACCACTAAATCCTTGTACAGTAGAGGCAATAAAACTTTCACCAGTAGATAAAAAGTCACCGATAAGTTCTTTTTGTTCTGGTGTTCCCATTACTTTCAGGTAATCAAGCTGTTTATTTTGGAAGCCAGGTATTGTATTCCTCATATTCGCAAATACAGGGTTTTTAACAATTCCTGTCAATCTATCCAAAACAGCACCAGAATTACTCAAACCAAGCTGGCTCTCACCGATTTGTTTTAACGCAGCAGCGCGATACTCACCTTCTTTTTCAAGCTGTTTCACAGTTCCTTTGTATTCGCCTGTGTTTTGTGCGTAACTTTTAGGTGGAATGCCTTTTGTCAGTTCAAGTTTCATTGAGCCGTCAGGAGTATCAACATCCTCTTCATAAACAGGTTCACCTTTGGCGTTATACCATTGCTGACCTTCAAGCGTGACGCCATCTTTAGGACGATTTCCCATAGGTGGTGCTGATGATGCCGATTGCTGCCCAGCACCATTTGGCATCTGCATTTGTTGCTGAGGTGCTTGTTGTTGTGGCTGACCTTGGCCTGGCATTTGCTCACCCATTCCAGGTTGACCTTGGCCACCAAAGATTCCTTTTAATTTATCAGCAAAGAAATTAGACAATGAGTTACCAATCTTTTGGCCTGGGCCTTGGCTTTGTTGCTGCATTTGCTGAAATATATTATTGGCATTGCCTCCGCCCATTCCCGCATTAACTGCTTGTTGAAGAGCTTGTTTTGCTTGGGAACTTCCCATATTTGCAATAGCTGAGTCATTACCCAAGAGTTTGGCAAGGAATTGTGGCCCCATTAAATTGGCATAAGCTAATTTGCTAGCAGCTTCGGCTTGCGTGGTCATTGGTGCGTATTGTTTTTTAATGTCGTTAATTTTACGCAAAATCATTTCATTGCTAAGCTTATTTATTCCGCCCATAGCAGTAACAAGACCGCCACCTGGGCCAACGTCAGGAATAACTCTTGGTAATGGTAGAGACATAATTTATATCCTTATAAAAAGCTGCCAATAATGCCGCCAACTCCGCCAAGCATATTCCACCAGTCATTTTGTTTTCCGGCCTCTTTGCCATAAGCAGCATCGCCCATCTTTCCACCCATTTGGTTGAACATATCCATTAATTTATTAGCGGAATTTTGTCCACCCTGCATTAAATTATTCTGTCCTTGTCCGTATTGGGTGTTAATGCCAAGCGCATTTTGCAGCCAGGAGTCCATGCCTTGCTGAGAAATGTTTCCGGCATTTTGTTGCATTTGCTGCATTAAAGCGGAGCTTCCCATTGTACCATTGGCTGAACCTGCATTGATGCCAGCATTTTGCGCCTGACCTTGTAAATAGGAATTATACGGGCTTTGCTGGTATTGACCCATCAGGTTATTTATAAATTGTCCTGGGTCTTTTTGTCCTTTAAGCCATTCCTGATAATTTCCAAGTCCTTCTTTACCTGCGTCAAGATAGGGTTGTTGTACGCCCTGTCCCATTTGCATGTATTTTTGGTATTCCTGCATAGCTTTATCATAAGGCTTGCCGGAGTCGCCAAACATGCCACCCAATAGGCCGCCAAGGCCACTTCCAAACATGCTAGAGTCAAAAGCCATAGTTATTCATCCTTGTCTATACGAAGTTAACCCAAGCGCCATTCTCATAACCCTGGAACTTGTTTAACGTCGTGTTATAAATTGCAAATCCATTTTGCACATTCTGTAATGCGTTACGTTCTGCTGTTGTAATTCTTGGTAATTGAATCCCATTTTGTGTCAAATAACCCTGTAATGTTTCAACAAACGTTGCCATGAAATCTGACCAAACACCACTTAAATAATCCCCGCTTTTTGTTACAGGGTCATAGGTTGGGAAGTTGTCGAAATTACGCGCCATGAATTACTCCGGTAATTGCTCAAATACCCATGCTGCACCCAACACAACAAATGGAGTCTTATTAAAGAACTCAATTTTTGGTGTGTACCCTTGTCCTCTAGGGGTTGTCCCTAGTTTTCTCCAGACACTTCTAAAGGTTCTCTGGCCAATATTCCCCATAGGTGCCTTAGTCAGATTTCCATAGGTTTGGCCACCATCTTTGGATATGGATAAAAAGATAACGGGAGCCTCTTCATTGATTACCACTGGAACAAGCTTAATCGTATTTACGCCACTTCCTGCCGTGGTTATATCTATAGAAATACCATCAAATGCGTCTTGCTGTGTTGCTGCAAGCCTTATAGTTGCGGGAATTCCTGCATTAAGTCTTATAATGAAGTAGGTTGTATTTTTGGCTAGTGGTGCGGGTAATGCACCATTACTATCAAGTCGGACGGCTTCCCCTGTTTGCCAAAACTCTTGCAGTGCAGCAATGGTAATGATGTCTGTACCTGCGTTGGCTGTAAACGTTGAGGTAATATCCAAAAGCTGTTCAGCGCCTTGTAGTACGTCTAATTGGAAGCGGTCAACTCGTAATCTTGTATAACCTTCGGGTGACATTTGTCGGCCAATTCTCATGCGCCTGATGGCTTCACCTGCATTTGTTGATACCTGGTCATTCACCCTGTAAAATATAGGCGCATTGTAAGAGCCGTAATAATTAACACCATCAAAATAAGCGTGAGTTTGGGCGGGGTGCCTATCGCCATTTAAAATCTCCTCTTCATGCCACTTTGGAGATTCTTGTGTACTCATAGAGACATTGAGTACAAAGGTATGGTTCGCCAAAGTAAAATTTAGCCTGTAAAAGATTAGGCCGTTCTCTTTAATTAATATCCCTCTGGCATCTTCGACACCGCTTGCGGGATCTGCTGCATATTGGGCAAGCTGATAATCCAAAGCACGGTTACTGACGGGGATAGATTCGGTTCCTCGAACTTCCATCACCCCTGCAAGACCATCTTTATCTTGAGCCAAGAAGAACATGCGGTCAAAACCTACGGCCACACTGCCTATTGCTGGCGTTCCCACTTCCATAAGTAACGAATTGTTGCGTCTAAAAGGTAAATTCGTGCCAACACCTGCGTTTTCCCAAACTTCCGTATAATTTTGAGAGAAGAAGAATATTCGCCTGTGAAGTGTTCTACAGGCAACAATTGTGCCAGGGTGTGAGGTAATCTGACCAAGTTGAACCTGACCAAAGACACTAATTGTATTGGTTGGAGCGCCATTGGTTGTAAGGTCAATAAATACGTTGGCAATCGCATTGGCGTATGTTGTGGCAAGCCTGATTGTTCCAGGGTTTTGTCCAGGCAAGCCAACCCGTATCACATAATAAGTTTGTGGTGGGCCAACCGCCAAAGGTGCTGGCAATGTTCCGGTAGTTGTAAAGGTAACGGGAACGCCAGTAGCAAAGTTCGCATTACTAATACTCAAAGTGAGTAAGTCAGTCGTTGAATCGGCTGTGAATGTTGCTTGCGCGCCACTCCAAACCATCCCTTGATTGTAAGAACTCAATTGGAACTCGTTTGTTCCGCCATGAGCGACCACGAAGAAGCCATCTAAATAACATACATCAACGGGTGCCGCTGGAAATCCGGTATCAGTAATTGGTTCAAACGTACTGGCGTTGGTGTCCCAAATATAACCCGCTTGACCATCAACAAAAATTACTTGAAAGGTGTTTGCATCAATTCCCACATAACCAGCACTTGTTCCGATAGTCCCGATAAGAGTATTAATAAGATTGCCTGTGGTGCCTGTAGTTCGATATACAGAAGTTCCATATACTTGGTAAATGGCACCGTTAAATACAAAAGTTTGTCGAGCGCCTCCAGTTTCAGCGCCAAAAGGTAGCATCGTATCAACCAAACCCGCTGTTGGAAGCATTGACTTAGGTCTTTTGCCTTGTGGGTCAAGATACTCAAACATGTTAACAGTGCGTTCCGCATTAATCGTACTCACACGTTGATTGTCGTAACTGCCTACTATGTCATAATCTTTTGCATCATTATTAGCCATAATTAGTACGCCAATATATTTTGCCAGTAGAACGGTTCGGGTCTATCAAGAATTGCTGATGGCCTGATGGTCAAATCCGTTTCATTGGCATTTTTAATGATGTTCATATATTCCTGGTAGGTGTCCTCATTTTGCTGAGGCCAGTTACCCGATGGGTAATATGCTAGGAATCTTCGGCTTAAGGTGAATTTTAATAATCCATAGTAAAAGGGTGGCATTTGCCCTAAATTCCCATTTGCAACCACGCTATTCATCATGCTTTTAACCTGCAATTCGCATGGGTAGGGTTGGTCTGGTGATGGGTAAAGCGTAATGAAGCTTTCGTTTGCCTGTTTGTCTAAGAAAATAAATCCTGGACGGGTATTAAGCGGGGTTAAACGGGTAACTCCGTAATATTGGGCTTTGTTAATAATTTGCAAAGGGTAGATAATGCCCTGACCAGCACTTGGCACCGTATAATTGGCCATGCTTAAGTCTACAATTCGATTGGTAATAACGTCTGCTGGCACCATATCTGAAAGCGAATAGGTACGCTGCGCTACGACCATGTCAAAGGTAACAGTGGTTAGGTAGGGTATATAGATACTGTCAGAATCGTACATTGCCAGAATTTCATTAATCAATTCCAACCCTGTAGACAGCATAAACGAGTCAGGAGTTTCGTTCGTACCCAGTTCACCAAGTAGGTAAAGAGAGCTTGTAATTAACTCATTGACCGTCTTTACGACTTGGGACATGGCGACCTCCTCATGATGAAAAAAGCGAGTAAAATCGACACATCACAAGGACATGTCGATTGCATCAACTTATTTCAATGGGAATGCGTCATCTAAGCCCTTGCACAATTTACGGCCAGCAGCTTGCGCTTTCTCGCCATCGTTGCTCATAAAGGCATTAAATTCGAGCATTTCTTTAGGTGCGCCTGGACGATTACCCATACGAGTTTTCATTTTGGCTTGCTCTTTTCTAACAAAGGCATTGTTAGACTGAACCATGCTGTTGTCTTTCATTTGGATTTCTCCTTTAGTTTGTCCTTGGCAGCTTCAGCTTTCGCTTTGTCGGCCTTTTCCTTTTTAATGTCAGTCTCTACCTTGATTCGGTAATCCTTTGCCTCGGTAGGACTGTCAAACCAAACGCCTGTTGCTCTCAGGCGTTCTGCCTCATCCTCTTCAACCACTCGCATGGCATCAATCGGGTGATAAACACATGTCAGCATCAGGCGATCTCCTTAAGACAGTACTTTAACTGCATACTGTGGGTGCCATTTAAAGCCGCAAAGTAAGTCGATACGCATATAGTTTTGGTAGCCTAAGATGTCACCAGTTTGCGTTACCGCAAGTGATAAACCAGTCTCAGGGTCAACCGCTACAGACGCATAAGGAACTTGCAACTTATAAAGGGGCGGACAAACGATATCCAAACCACGGCTTGGGTAAGCCACGTTACAGTTGTAAGAGCCGACCATAGTAACGGGTGCGTTATTAGGGATAGGGTTACTTACGTTTCTGTTCGGGTTCAAAGTATCAGAAATGATGATAGGAGCAACTTGTACAGACAAGTTACCAGCACCATCAGACGCAGCATTGGCAGTAACTACAAACTGCATGTCTTGACCAGTAGAAGCACGTCCTACAGGGTTAACAGACTGTACGCCCTCGATAGAAATCACATCCCCTACTACGAAGTAATCAGCAGTTGATATGGTTGCACCATCCATAAGGATAGTATTACCAGAAGCAACAGCACCATTTACCAATAGTGGGTCAGAAGAAAACAGACGTGGGCCAGCACCTGCAATGTGATGCTTAATATTCTGAGATTGGAAAATGTCAAAATACGACAAGTGACCAATTGCAGAAGAGCGAACGATGTCTTCGTTAAATACAGGAGTGAAGTTATTTAACAGCGCACCTTTTAAGCTAGAACCATCTCGTACAGTCATCGCCATGTAAGCATCAGACGCAATATTTACGCCTTGCTCAAGCAATTTAGCACCAGCAGTATCTACAGTGGTGAACGAGTTAATAGCCACACCAGCAGTACCAGTGAAGAAGTTAAGCTCTTGTTCAGCAGCTTGCGCAATGTCTTTTTCCATCTGGGTAATTACTTCCTGGATTGCAGGAGCAATAAACAGACGTGAAAAGTCCTCAATACGCAAAGACAAGTCTTGGATTGTGTAGGCAATCAGCGCGTGGTATTGATGCGCGATAACAATTGTCTCAACAGTTTCTATGATTGACTGTGGAGTTGCGACACTTCCATCACCAACGATGAAATGGTTTTGTCTACGAACTTGTAATGTATCGCCAATCTTATAACCAGAAGACACGAAGTCATCTTGGTAAATACGAGAAGCCGTCATTACAAACGGTGCATTGTTGGCAAACATTGCCAACGCAGTGTTACTGACAAGGTCAGTAGTAATAAATTGGTTAGCCATCCTGGGTCTCCATTTAATCCTTTAAATGGGTACACAGACTGACAAGGGTCTCATTGAGTTTTAATCCTTAAAACCCTACATCACTTCCATGTACCAGCCTTCATCCGCGCCCTGATAACAGAGGGCGGAGTCTTATCCGTAACGGCTTGGGAAGCGCCTGGATTTGCTCTAATAGAACCCAATGGTGCAGCACGCGCTCCGGCTTGCTTTGTTCCATTGTTTCCCATTAAAGAAAACGACAACTTGTTCACTTCCCTTGCCTGGTCTAGGGGATGGAGTTTAGAGATTCTTTGTAACTCAGAACGATTTTTGCCTAAGCGATACGCAACCTCTGCTGGGTTCTCAACGAGTAACAGCGCGTCCCGCACTGCGTCAGTAAAAGGAGCATCGCCCTCTCTTACGACATCGTCAAAATCCTCGTACTTGTCAGAGGCACGGTCAAACTCATCGTTCAAGCGTTGATACTGCTTTTGAACATGAGCATGACTTTGTGCCTCTTTAGCTTGTCTCTCTTCGTGTTCCCTCATTCCAAGAGCCATGCGTACTGCACGCGATATACGTTCCTCTTCATTCGCACCAGGAGCCGGAGGCTGTCCAGGCGAATCATAGGCGGTTTGTTGATGGTGAGGATTAGCAGAGTCGCTCATCACTGATTGCATATGCGTTAAACGCTCATGCAAACTGCGAATTTCCCTAGCGTGTTTCTTCGCTTGCATTCCCAAACGCTTCTTTACGCTAATGGGGTCGTCCTCTTGTGCAAGTCCCTGGTCGTCCTGAACACCCTGTTCTTCGGCATCACCTGGGCCTACCCCGCCATTCTCAACATCTTCATTATCGCCACTTAACGCTTCGGCTTGTTCGTTTTGGTCTTCGTCCATGATTTCTCTATCTCCATATCGACACGTCTTGTGCCCTAGACCATACGGTTGGCCTGAGACCCAGAGGGAATCCTTCCCTCGATACTTAATAGTATAGTCCCTATTTAAAAGCCGTTGTACGCCATATATGGGGGTTAAGAAAATAGTTGGTGGTTTATCAGGGGTTATCAGAGAAAATTGCATAGCGGGCTGATTTGACCCGCTACGTAAGTGTTTTTATCTTTCTTTGGTTGGTGCTTTGTGAATGCTTGACAAAACTTGAGCCAATTTAGCACTAAAGTCTTGGTCTGCTTTGTCATAGTCCAATTCAACCTTTCGATTCTCAAGTCCTAGCTTTTGGCGTTCAAGGTGTCGCTTGTCGGACATCTCTTGGGACTTCATTATCATTTCAGCCTGTTCGAGCAAGTGTTTCTCTTTCCGAATCTTCAACTCTTCGGCACGTTCCATGAGTTGTTGTTCTTCAAGGTGCATTTTTTGCTCATTCATCATCATTTGTTGCTGCTGCTGTTTCATTTGCTGCTGCATCATTTGTTCTTGAGGGCTTGGCGGTTGAGGTGGTAATTGCTTCCCTTCCTCTTCGGCAATAATTTGTGGGGGAACGAGAGACTTAAAGCGAGAAGCGATTTGCGGCATGAACTGAACATCCAGGTTCTTAGCCCATAAATCTGCAATAAGCGGGAAAGTTTGCGGATTAGCTTGTATCGTCTGCTGGAAAAACTCAAGTGCAATGTCTTTTTGAACCGCAAAGCTCGGCCCTGTATCGATTTCAACATCATAATCACCTGTATCAAGTACATTATCTCGTATTGGCTCACCATTTTCTGACTGCCCCGTGACTTTGTTTAATGTAATGGGTTCGCTACGCCCATCAGCTTTAGAAACAATCATGTGTCGCTCATGTTCCCCTGCAATTACAGGTAAAAGGTCATTTACAACCCTTCCGCCCTGCTCGACCGCTTGGTTTAAGTTATCAAACCATACATAAGCCGACATTGACCCTTCCATTTTGCGTTCACGCCTCGCTTTACCCGACATGTCATGACCTTGGAGCGCCTCATTTTCAGAGAACCCAAGGATTTCGCGCATGTCTTGCGAACCACGTTGGAATTGTTGCAAAAGGGTAGGGGATAGTTCCCATGCTGGCATTTTTTGCGGCAATGCCCCTGTCTTGGGGTCGGGTTTTGCTGTAAGAATACCCGCCTGTAATTCAGGGTTACGCCACACTTGCTCATTCCCGACAATGTTGTCAGGTGTACCAAGCCATTGTTCACGTCTACGGTTTTTAATCTCTGCTGCAATCTCAGAACCCACATAGTTAATGAATTTCTGAGCGTCTTTTGCTTCATGAATAAACGAACGGGTGTATTGTTTACCATTAATGTAATTGGAATCACCATCAACAAACACGATAGGCAGGTACTTTGATGGCCAGTCGGTGAACTCGATAATTTGATTCTGGGTTAATATGTACTGGCGAATTATATAGTCTTTAGAATTTCGCTCACCAACAATGGTTGGGATGTCGCGCAATATAATATCCCCAACGACTTGTGAGGATTTGGCTATTTCCTCCTTAATCTTGTACTCTTTTTGTCTCTCGTCCCATTCTTCTTGGGTGACTGACTCGCCATTGGACAAAAGCAGTAGCTTAATAGGGAACCATTCTTTACGGGTATACTTGCAAACCACTATGGTATCGCGGGTTTCCCATTGGAAATCAAGCAGTGACCTTGGGTCTGAGTAGCTAACGGGGTTCATTACATGCGGATAGGTCGCATAAAATTCTTCTTTGGTGTACAGGTATTGACGGGAACAAAAGTTACCGTCCCCTTTATGCGGCATCATTGCCGTAGGGTCAAACGATGTTCGGCTGGCATCAGGAATTAATTCATAGCGTATGGTTTGGTTAAATGATAGTGGGTTTTCGTAGTCTAAGCATATCTCGAACGCCCCGTAACCCATCATCAATGCTGACCTAAACGCTGTCTGATAGACTAAATCATTCTGACTTTTGTACGATATGGTTCTAACTAGGTCAGCACGTAAGTCTATTTGCTTTTGATTGGCTTTGCCGTTTAATGAACGCACCATTAAGTCAGGTTTATTTTTGCGCTGTTCCCCTGCTATTTTCTTGGTGACATCGTAAAGCTTATTGAATGTCATCGCAGGTTTAAACAAGCGTGAGAACTCAGACCTTTCTACTGCCGACCATTGGTCACGCAATAAGAAGTTCATGTCATCACGTCCACGCACTACGTTCTCGTCAAAGTACCCATCCCAAAGGACTAAGTCTTCTCGTGCTCTTTTTAATACTTCTGCCTCATCGATTCCAGCGTCTTCTAGTCTGTCTTGTAGACGCTCGTTGATTTCCTCAACATCTTCAATGGGCATTTGTTCAGCAATAATTTCCATGCCAATTCCCCGTCCGTTGGGTTAAATACCTTGTCCATAAGAAGCGACTTTAACAATTCCGTGTCAAAGTCGCCTTTTAACGCCCTAAACTAAGGGTGTTTTAAGCTGCTTCTGCGCAATCTGCTTCAACTGCTTCTTTTGGCAACTCGAACTCTTTCCAGTCATCAGCAAGCAAGTCTTCTAGTGAGAAGATAAAATTACCTGCATTAGTGGAAGGTACGATAACTACTTTCCAAACGTGAGTCATGCCAGGCATTAAGGATAAATACCCTTCGCTAACTTCCCATGCTGCACGGTGCATTTGTTTGCCTAATTGTAAATTTGCTAACGCTTCTTGCAATAACATCTGTAAATCTCCTTTTTATTGTTATGGTAGAACGGTTAATTGGCATGAGCCATTTGTAAATACGGGTTTGTATATCTGATGTCCATCAGAGGCAACCGTCATTACAAAGTCGGTAGCTAATAAACTCATACTTTGAGTTTTTAGAAAGTTATCTAGGTAGCCAGCAGCGGAAACCTCGGCCAGTGTATTTTGAGGGCAATACAATCGGCCAATACGTGGCACTATGTTGTTTGCTTCACCTGCAAAATTGAGGATTAAATTGATTTGCGATTGAATAGACATTTTGTTGCTCCCTTAGTTTTTACCGACCAGTTTTAGAATTTTACCGCCATATCTTCTTGTCATAGCAGCAACCACCATATTAAATTGTTTCTCGCACTCGGTACACCTATCTCTATTGTTTAGGTTCGTTACAAATCGACCGCAATACTTGCATCTAACATTACTCATCTTACATTCCACTTACTTGTTATAATTCTTTGACCACTATAACCCATCCTTTCGGCCAAGTTCCTTTGCTTCTCTTTTATCAACTGCTCTTCACGTATTTGCAATCGCACTCGATACTCTTCTAGTTCTCGTATTGTCTCTTGTCGTTTGGCTTCACGTATTGCGCTCTCTTTTTCTATTTCTCTTATTCGTTTTTCCTCTAATGCCTTTTGTCTTATGCGTTCATTAGTTTTTTCCAACTCTTTAACCTCATAAAGTGAACGTTGCTCACGGGTTACATAAACTCTTAAGTCATCAGCCTTTTGGTGTTGCTGCTCACGAAGAACGCAATATTCATAGCTTGGTTCTTTCCCAGGTTCAATCCAATCTGATAGGCATGTATTGCCGTTCAGGGTAGTTAGCTTGTCAATGTTAAGCTTCCCTGTCTCTAAATCTTTATACCGATAATCGAATAAGTACTCATGGTGCGAGTGGTTCATTCTTCATTAATCTCTTGAGCATGAACAATCAGGTCAAAAGAAACCATGTATTCGCCTGTGAGACCGGACTTTGATAATTGCATAGCAGCCCTATCGATTAATTCCTGTAAGCACGGGGTCACAATAGCCTCTTTCATTGCAAAGAATGCCTTAGTTCCCTGCTCTTCACCGCTTGGCGAAATCCTTGTAATCACATTGCACTTATCAATTAATTTGGCGTGACCTTTAAATCTCATTAAAAAATCCTCATTACTGGATTGTACATATTTTCGTACTTGTTGCTTTCTACCTTGTCGTTAGTAATTCTATCGCTTGCCAACTCAAGGCACCCATAACCTAGACCATCCATTGCATGTGAGTACACATTCTTGTTTGGCTTGTCTTTGTAACGTTCCTCGCCACCAACTGCCACGCGAGCATAAACATATCCTTTAACAAAGCCTTTAAATAAAGTAGGGCATTGTTTCTTATCAAGCACAAAGCCTGGCTTGCCATCAACCATACGGTTTAGGAAGTATCGAACTGAACCTAACCGTGGGTCAATATCATTTGTTCGTGCTGAATGTGTGGGAATGCCCAGGGTATTTAGCTCGCCAATACAGGACATTTCCTCGACTATTTCGTTTCGTGCATTACCTGCGGGGTCGGCAATAGACATACCTATTTTACAATAAGGAAAATCTTTAGCTATTTGAGGAATGACAATGGCTTCGGCAAAGCTTCTAATGCCCATTCCATCAGCAATATATTCTTTAAGGACTAATAACTGGCCTCTTGCTGATAGTTGCATGACCACGCAAGCAGGTGTTAAACCAAAGTCCCAGCCTAGTATTAACTGTTCCCCTTGAATAGCAGCCAAATTTTCAACAGCGTGAAAATCGGGATTGAACTCAGGATAAACTCGCTTGCCAAATCCAACAGCGCCATACTCGCCAAGACAAAATACTTTAATAAACTCTTGGCTCTGACCGTGGGCGAGCTTTTCATAGTAATCATTAGGCAGATGGTCAAAGTTATCACATCCAGGATTTCGCACCCAATTGTCATCTTCATCCTTAATTAAACCTGGCGGTTGCTTAAAGAGCACATGACCTGGGTAGGTGTTCTCTTCAAAGTCCTTGAATATCCAGTGGTCATCTTCGGGTGGGTTAGTGTCTGCAATGATGCCAGACCAGTACGGCTCATGACAAAATGCCTTTGATGGGTAGCGATTCACCCGTCCTTTCATGTGGGCAAGTGCTGCTTTTGGAACTTCTGATAACTCGTTAATGTAGCAGCCTGTTAACTCAAGGGATTTAATCTTGCGTACATCTTCGGGTCTATCTAATGCGATAAACAATAGCTCAAGCTCTACAATGCCAAATCCATCATTAAAGCTGTGTTCGTAGGTCATTATAGGTTTTTGACGTTTGCGCACATCGCCTAAATCTTCAAACCAACTAAGCCATGTTGCTAGGGTTGTTGTGGCAAGCTCGCCAGAAGTATTTCGCACAATTCCCCACCTGCTTCGTCTTCTACCGTTATGCCAACGTGGAACTGCGCAAGCTCGTCTAACAATTTCTGCTGCTGCCCATGTACTCTTTCCGCTACCATAAGGCCCCATAATGACACGCACAAAGCTATCATCGATATGAGCAATATCACCAGTCGCAGTTGGAATATAGATTTTATCCTGTTCCTTAGCATGTATCGTCATCCTTGTGTCGTTAATAGTAATCTGCTTCTCTATGCCCTTTCTGCGAGACTCTTCGATTGCTGCAATGCGTTTGGCTATCCCTGATGCGCTTAAACTCATTTCTCTAAAATCCTTTTAGGCGGTGTCGTTTTAAAAGGGGAACGGGTATAGGTATCGCGTAAATGCTCTTGAGTGGTGAAGCGAACACCGCACTTGATGCACTCGCGTCTTCGGTAAACTTGATTGGTTCTCTCGTCCTTGTTGGTATCAACCACGCGAGATTCACCATAGCCACAACTCCGACATTGCACTATTTTCTCACCCCTCGTAAAGTCCTACTCATCGTAGCCTTTAGTGATGGAGTATGACGTTGCTTTGGTTTTCGTGTTTGATGTTCAAAGTCATTCTTTTGGGTATAAGACTCATAAGATGGTGCCGTTTCCGCTACCTTCTTCTTTTTGACCTTCTCTACCCAACTGTTCCTGATTACGGCCATGTCCTATGTCCTTATTCTTACGCTCCATCCTGCGAGCATTACGTGCCGATATAAACGGGCTGCGCACTTTATAACTACCGCAACCCATCTTGAACCCGTTAGTTCCCGACCCGTTCATTTCTTCATCTTACCTAGTGTTTCAGCTAACCTTGCCCGCTGTCCTAGCTTGCCTGGTGCCTTAGCTGCTTTGTCTAATGTCTTCTTGGGTATCTTCTTATCCTTGGGAATGCCTAGCTCTTTGTGTAATGCGCCAGGCTTCTTGATGGCCTTAGCAATGAAGTCTTTAGCCATTGTCCTTTTCTCCTATAACACCATCACCGTTCAAATCAGTCTTAAGCTTTTCTTCTGCCCACTCTAAGGCTTCGTTAGCTAGCTTCTTCATTAGGTTTAATAGGAATGATGCGATTTCAGGCTCAAGAGATTTAAGCTCGCGCTCTAGTACTGGCTGTAACATAGATGAAAATAGGCTCATGGCGTTATATCCTTATAACGATTCAATCATGTGGTCGATTTCAATGATTGCACCCTGACAGTTTGCAATCTCCTTTTTGATGACCTTTAGGCGCTCCTTCAACAAGTCCAGGTCAACTGTGCTTGTCGTTAGGGCATTAGCTAAAGATTCCCTTCTTTTCTGCAATACATCCAATGTAATCATGAAACAGTCCTTGTTAATGGTGGGGCATCATGCCCCGTACTTTGCTTGTCTCTTAGCGGCCAACATATCCGCCACCTTCTTTGCTGCCTGATAGTATGGGCTGTCCTCAAACAAAACCACGCTACCTTGTTCAAAGTAGTCTGTCATTGAGTCGGTTTCATTTCTGTAACCTTCTCGGAATATCTTACCGAGTGTCCGGCACCAGTCCTTTGCGTAGAGTGTTACGCAGTTGCGGCCATCAGTCCGGCAATTAAGGTGATAACTCACCCTTGCTTTTAACTCGCCAGTTGTCACGTAGTACTGTCTGAACTTAATCATTAGTAGTACCTCACAATTGCGTAAAGACCTACTACACCCAGCGAACAACCTACAGTTAACAACAACATCAACACATTCAACATTTAACACCTCACGTTTACATCATTTAACAACATGAGAGTATTATTACTGATATCTTAATATCAGTCAACATTAATATCTAAATATTAATAACCTTTTTTCTTACCATAGTTTGCTTTGCTTTGAGCGGGTAGATTGCGAGAAGCTCCGGCCTCTTTGAATGTGCGAACCTCTTGCTTTTGTTCACGGTCAAGGTACACGTTGTTGCGAGTAGATAGATAACCGTCTGGTTTAGTAGATACGTATTTAGCGCCCATTATTTTTCCCCTTTAGGTTTTGGTATGTTCATTTTCTTTTTGACTGGCTCGTGCAAATGCTTCTCATGCTTGCCGTAGATGTCTTTCTCTGGTGTCTTGCTTGGCTTCTTATTCACTCTTGCCCTCTCCGGTTTCAAGTCTTGCTAGTCGCTCGTTAAGCTCATTAACTTGTGCATTAGCTCCGAAGTGCTTAGGCCATCTACGCTCTAAAAGCCACGCATCGGCTTGCCATCTCTCAGGTTTAGCGGCAATCATATCGGTATGTTCCATGACCTTTTGCATCTCTGCCCTCTTTATAGACTGCAAAAAGGTGGCATGTGCTGAGTCAATATTGGCGTCTAAATCCCTGATTCCTTCCTCTAGCCAATAGAACAAAGTCCGCTCGGATATACCGTTGGCTTCGGCTGCAAGTTGATAGGGTGCACGCCTTGAAATGGCTGCTATAATATCGGCACACCGTTCAGGTGTGAATTTGCTGGGACGTCCAATTGTCTCAGGCTCTGGCTTTACAGAGTTTTTGCCCATGTCACTAATCCTTTAGTGTGTTAGGTGTAGATACCAAGATATCTTACTTCTTTTTGTCCTTCAATACGAGCATGACAATAAACATTACACAGGCTTCAAAGCCATCAGCAGATGCCAATAGACCGTGAAGCTCATTAGCATCGATGTTGCCATCACTTAAGGCTTTAACAAGGTTTGTTATGAACGTAATAGAACACAAAACAGTAGGAACAGAAAGTACCATGTGTGGTTTTTTCTTAAAATAACTCTTCACCTTGCGCATACACACCTCAAACTAGGGGACTAATTCAAAATGCACTGTGTCATTAAATGTTTGGTCATTTATATCTTTATCACCGTCCCAGTCTCCACCGTATCGCACATCGTGAGACATTTTACCGTCATTCTTAAGCATTTGTGCCACACCTAGCACATATCCACCAAACCAGTACATGCGCTTAGTGTTATTCCACTCAATAGGATAGGGAGCCACATCAACAGCCATTGAAGGGCTTTTGTTATGTTTACCATTAGGCCATTTAAGTTTGGAATTGCCAGCAGCGAACGCTTTATTTTGGTCAGCTTCATTTCTAAATCCTTCTAGTACAGTGCAATCAAAATATTTGATGACCTCACGAAACAAAGTTTGTAGGTCGGGGTGACAGGTGAATAGTTTTTGTTGTGAAGCCGTGCTGAATTTTGGCATGTCGTAATCCTTTACGAATCTTTTATTTTAAATATAGCACAGGATTAAAAACTAGCTCGAACATTTTGCAACGTCCGAGCGAGTCCAACAACAAGGAGGCAATCATGAATAACGGAAGTTAATAATAAATGAAATCAGGAGAGGAGATAACGCTCGATGATTTCCTTACCATCAATCCAACCATAGCAGAATTGGCCATCAAATCCAACGGTTTTCATCCGCTCAATCCATATTATTTGCTGCGTCCAAGACTCCGCCTTTCTAGCTGATGGCGGGTACTTCATTGCACGCTTAACCTCTAACCAAAGACCTGAGTATTTACCACTCTGGCTAGGGTATGGAATGAACAAGTCACTTACCCCTGGGCGTAACCCTTGCAGCTTTAAATTCCACGTTTGCGCCTCTGTTCGTTTCCCCTCATTGTTATTCTTGCAAAAGAAATCTTTAAGTTGTGGATGAAGACTCAACCACTTTACGAGCCACCTTTGTTCCTGGTTCTCGGTGGGTATTGATATGCGTTTGGTCATCCTTAACCTCGTCATTCCCATATAAAACTTTCATAAGCGCCAAGACTTCCTGTCTGTCGCGTAGATTAATTGGTTTTGCTTTGCTCTTTTTTTTCATCAGCTCGTTTTCTCATATAGATTTCTTGGGCTTCGGACAGGGGCATACTCTTGGGTAAAAATCCTTTCACCATCGTAAGCCATGCCACAAACTTTTCCGCTTCGGTTCCTTTCAATACCTGGGTCATTTCCTTTGCCTCTCTGGGTAGTATTTAAGTTGCTCGACCATTTCTTCATAGCATTTAATGGCCTCCTCTATTTTCTCCTCTGGATGGGCTTCTAACACTTCCCTACAATGTTGCCGTAAGAACTCAATGTCATCACCTCCATGTCCATCAGAAACCTTTCTTATCAGACCACATAAATAATTCTTTCGGGCTATCCATAGTCCACGATTCATTAGTCATGCGCCCAATTCTTATACATTTTTACAGGTTTACCCGCATTAATTCGTTGCGGTTCCTCTTTTTTGTCCCTCTGGTTTTCAGGTACATAACCCTCTTTCAATAACCAAGCCTTTTGGTCTCTCATGTTCAGGAACTTATTGCGTGCCAGTAAGTAGATTGGTGGCAATATCATCGTGTCTGTTTCAGGTATGCCCATTAAATATTCTTTGTACTCATCAAATACGGCCTGGTCAAAATCTTTATGACCCTCTTTTATTTTGGTCTCGTCAAAATGTTTATAGGTCTGTCCGCCACCTGCAATCTTCTTGTCTCTAAGTATTTCCTGGCACTTGGCCATACATTCCTTAAAGGACTTCGATTCAGACGTAGTGGGGATTTTAGAAGGTGATGGAAGCTCTTTTGGTTTTGCGTTAAAGGACTCTAGTTGCGCCCATGACCTCTCAGGTTCAACATAAAAGTTAGAGCGTGACTCGCTGTAATGCTCCTTAACCTTGCGCTCAATCTCATCACTTTTGCCATTGGTTAGAGTCCATGAGCCTATTTTGTCATAGACCATCTTTACCAGTGGATGGCTAAAGTCACGGGCTACCATCAAGCGGATTACTTCTTGCGGGCTTGGAACGCCTGACTCTTTCATACACAGGTCTACGAGTTGCCCGAGTGTTGGCGGGAACTCTTTAAATTCTGTGAGCGTCTTGTTTACGGCTGCGCGTACCTGTTCAATGGAGAACTTGCTTAACTCAATCAGCCAATCTTCCATGATGAATTCCCAATCTTCATCACAGGTTGCCCGACTCGTCCACAAATTACCGTATCTACCCCTAAAGCGTGCAAATAATCTCGCTATTAACGATTCATCAACGCAATGGGTCAACTGTGTTACCTGTGCTGTGGTCATATACATTGCCCTTATTCAAATGCTTATTGATTACCCGTGATAACGCATCACCGCCCTTGCTCTTGCTGCTTGTGTACTTGGGTTGGGTGGTTATGGTGTCGTTCCAGCGTTCGTTTTGTAGGTAAGTAGATGGGTGGGGTATATATTGCTCATCAGCCCAAGCACTGTCATTGACTTGGCGATTGCTTACGTCATTGCAGATAAGGACAGCTATTTTATTTAGCTTCTTCTTGTCCCATATCTTCTTGGCTCGAATCTTATTTTTCTTTACGGGGTATATATTCCAAAATTCATTAAAAGCACATGGTTCGCTTTCGTGTGTGACGTCAGTCGCACTATTATTAAGAGATGTTTCTTTTATAGATTCTTTCTTTTCTACACTCTTTCTTTTATAGGTGCTGTTTCCCGTAGCACGGTTTTCCGTGTCACGGTTTTCATTCAACGGTGCACAATTTTCCGTGGACTCCTTATAAACAAAGGCTGTTCCGTCATTTACCTGCAAGTCAAAGTGTGCAAACCTGCCTTTTGAGTCCCTTATCTGCACAATCTTAATTAGTGCATATTCTTCTAGGATTTTTAGTAAGTTATTGAGTTTATTTATTCCAAGTTGCGTATGTTTTCGTAGGTGGTTTTTGTGGAATTCCCATCCACCAGGGAGACTGTGAAGGAAACAATACAACCCTAGCGCTTCCATATTGTGTAAATTTTGAAGTACCTTATTCGGAAACGTTGTAAAATTTCCCTCGTTCTTACTTACCCTATACTTTTGTACGCTCATGGTTAATTCCCTTTAACTAGAAAGCCGATGTCATAAAGACGGTCGAATATTGCCTTAACCTCTGATGCTGTAATGCCCATAGGCTCGCAAAATCCCCTTATATCACTGTCCGCAATAGATATGTTGCGGTAAGCATTCCTTGCTAAGAATGAGTATAGGGCAATTTGGTTTGGGGTAGTTAGCTGGTGGTAGTATTTGTCTTCTAGGATAAAGCATGGAGCGTATTCTTTTGAAAAACGGTTGTCATTATATTGAGTCATGACTATAATTGCCTCATGTGTATGGACGCACCTAGCCGTTAACATGCCAAACAATGGCGTCCGGTTTTATTAATAGCACGATTGATATTCTTGGCGGAGCACAATCATGCGACATTCGTTTTCAAAAGTTCCAGCAGCTTGGAACATGAAGTAACTAGCTGCTAACCCTCTTTCAAACTTCATTTGCACAATCCTAATCTAAATCACACAAACATAAAAGTCTTTTTTAATATCTTGATATTATTTTTTGTTTTTCTATTGCAATTGATTTATCGTTCGTGGTACATTTGTATCCATGATATCGAGATACATTAATACAGAGGCTAACATGACAACAAAAAGAAAAAAACAGGACGATGACAGAGCCTTTCACATGAGAATGCCTAGAGATACTTGGCTTCTTCTTAAAAAGGCAGCGCTTATCTCTGAAATAACAATGGGTGAGTATGTAACTAATTTAGTGGAGAAACAAAGAGTAAAACTAGCAAAAAAGATGGATGTTTTAGGTGATTTCGCAGATGTAGAATAAATGGTAAAAAAGTAAGTCTGAGGCCATAGGCTGGAACCTATAACCTCGGTTGTTCAAACAAAACTTTGAAAGGTGAATTATATGAACGCATTAAGTTTAGCGTACTCTAACGCGCAAAAGCAAGAATCATGGAGTGATGACCCGTTTGACATTAAGGGTTTTGTTACAGGAGTAACGAAGATTTCAGACCACGAACGTAATCTTAGAGATTATGCTCTGGAAATGGTTGCAAGCTTTGGTAAATTCAAAAGCGACCATTACGAGCTTAACCTCGACATGCTTTCAAGCCCTTACCAGCTTGAGTTCGCACGCCTTTATATAGAATCAATAGACCGTGAGATTGAATGGGCTTGCTATGGCGATGACCAAACACTCAACAGCGATTTCCTTTGCGCCATGCTTGCCATGCTCAAAGATTCTAACCCCAAAACTCGTGCCAAGTTTGCACAAGTTACGACTGTAAATATTCTTACTTACTACAAAGACACCCTAAATAACCTGCTCGATACTGCTTGTGAAGATTTCTAT